CGATGGCGTCGTTAAGCATGTCCAGAACCTTCATGAGGCCTTCCGGGGGACCGTCATCACGGGCTACGACCTTAACGTCGTACTTGGCGCTGTTGTCGCTCTTACGGCTGTTCTCGCTGTGGTTGGCTACAGAGCCGTGAACGGTCACGTCGCAGCTAAAGAGCCCGGCGTTGTACTTGGCGTGCGCTGTAAGGTCAGCCTTGCTGTCTGAGGTGGTCTTGCTGGAGGTAGAAGACTTCACTTCCATGGTGAACTGAACATCTACTTCTTTGACGGACAGAGATGGAGTGTTCAGGATGGCGAGCAGGGGGACTTGAAGATCCACCTTCTGCATCTTTGTAGTGCCATCTGGATCTTGGACTGGCTTGTTGAAGCTGAAGTCCACGGTGCGGGCAGTCATTATCTTGCCCGTAGCATCGGTATCGAGGCCTACGTCCTTGATGAAGTCGCTGGATGCCTTCGCAAGCAGCACCTGCGCTGAACAGGCGGCCTTGAGTGGGCCTCCGATAAGCTGGTCCATTGGAAGACCGCCGAACTGGTCTGACATCTTTACGAGTTGATCTGGCACAAAAGCCTCCTATTTATTTTCTAAACTTTTTGAATGGCCATCTGCGCCATTTTGGAGATGTATCAACCGACGTTTCACCTATTAACGTGTCCCATTCTTTAAGGTCTTCTGGAGTTGCAGATCGCCTTATATCGCCAGGATTAACATAGTCTGGTGGTAATGTTTTTGGCGGATGTAAAAACCATTCTGGAACGTCTTCTGGAAGACTCTCTTGACCTTTTGGAACAGTATATCTGGGCTCTCCGGTTAAATCTGCCCAAGCATCAGCATCGAATTGTTTTTTCCAGTGCTCTTTATCCCATTCTCGAATATTTTTTGGATCGCCAGTCAGTTCTGTAAACCAATCAGCGTTTGGTTTTTTTTCCTGATTTCCCATTATTTGCTCATGGTAAAAGTTTTATTAACTGGTCGTCTATACGAGCATAACCTTCCGGTGGCTCACTGCCTTTGAAGATCAGCTTGAGTTTAGCAGTATTGCTTTCCTTTTTGAACCAAGATGTATTTGAACGTGGACGAACCATCAGTTTGCCCTTTTTCTTGTCCTCAGTGAGGCCTGAAATCTCCACAGACATTTCAACTTCGAGCTTATCCACGCGCAGGCTTTGCCCAGTCGTGAGGGACTGTAGAGGTACAGATACTCGTCGTTGGGTGATCTTTCCGTCTTCCCATGTTGGGATTTCCATGACGACCATACGAGGTGCATATACGTGTCTTCCGTCGTCATCTGTAATGGGCTCCCCATCATCATCGAGCTTGAGTTCCCAGAACTCCTGATTCATGATCGAATCAAGTTCATGTCGCTCGGCAATGTCGGTTGCCGCTATAACCGCTGATTGAATGGAATGGACTATGTCATCTAAGGAGTGATCAGGCATTCTCTCTCCGAGTTATGATTAAGCAGGTGGATCAATGCGAGGATTCTTCAAGGCGTACAAGGACATCCTGGTCTACCACGACTATGGTCCCCTCTTGTTGTTCTGGAACATTGCTGACCTGGCCAACAATCGCGTGCTTTGGATGAGCTATGGCGAGGCCTTGGATGGGGGCAACGAATGGGCCTACCTTCAGTACTGCCTGTACTTTGTGGTGGCTCTCGGCATGCTGTTCAGCCTTCCGAACATTCGATCCTGCTCCCGCTTTGTCGGCGTGTATCTGCTCCTGTACATCTTCTCGACTACTCGCTTTCTGGTCAACGTGTTCAACGACCCCGAGTTCGCCGCTGGTGATGTTGGACGCAGCCTGGTTGTCACGGGCGTCTACTTTACCTTGTGGGTTTGGATATACGTTAAAATGCGTATGGAAGTAATGCACAAGGATCTCCGTGGATAAACCGACCACTGCTGCTGCTATTGTTGCTGCCGTCACCGGCTTAGTCAGTGCAGGTGCGTTTAAGTTTTATGAGTTCATGCTGAAGCAAAAGAGAGAAAAGCAAGTCGAAGAGAAGGCCGAACAGGCGCTGTATCGAGACGACCTTATCAAAAGAGTCGAAAGGCTTGAGCAGGAACGCGACGAGCACCTTGAACAGATCATCGAGTTGATGACTGAGGTGGCCGGTCTCAAGGTCGAGGTCGACTACGTAAAGCGTGAGAACGAGATATTGAAGCTCAAGATCGACGCTATGAGATAAGCTGGGGCGGTTGGACTCGAACCAACAACGGTCGGGGTAACAGCCCGATGCACCTGCCTGTGGCGCTTCACCCCATTAAGAATCTATGGGCTCGCCTGGAGCCTCACACTCTGGACAGTTCAGTTCACCAAACCAGACGTAGCCGCACTCAATGCAGCAACGCCTGAAAAGTTCAATTATCTTTGCCATTCCGGCACCGTATCAATCGTTAAATACGACGGGCTCTGGCTCAGAGTCAGCCTTCTGCGCGATTGGTTCTGGCTCAATCGTACTTGTTGTTGTTGTTTTATCAACAAGAGCGGACACCAACTGCTCAATCATTCCTGCAAGCTTGGAGTCATCAGAAGGTCGATTTGTCAATGCATCGATAAGTTCTTGTGGAAGTGCATTGGTCTGAACGTTTACGGTAGTGCTTACTGGCACTCCGTTTTGGTACATCAGGTCGCTTTCGTTATCAACGTCTACAAACTTGACGACCAGGTACAGACGTTCAACTTTTTCAGCATCGTGATCAATCTTGGTCTCGTAGTTAAGAATGCGCCATTCACCGTTTGGCTGGCTATTCCGAATCGTTTTGTTCATGCCTGCGATTGAGGCATTGACCATGTTGGCCCACGTTGGCTCGGACACGTTTCCTTGAAGGTTGTGAAGAGGCCATGAGGTATCAGCAATGCGTGTTCGAAAATCGCTGCACTCTTTAGCCTTCTTTTTTGAAAGCTCTTGCTCAGCAAAGACTTCATTCAAAACCCGAAGCAGAACCGTTGTCTGATTAATGAAGTTGTTTTTGTTTTCATTTTTCGGAATCGATTTTCTTTCGCCAAATGGATTCTTTGCTTTTTCTGCTTCTTCAAACAAGCTCATTACGTTCTCCTTTACTTTCTTGAACGATTTGTTTTTTTACTTTCAACTCTTAGATTTTTCTTTGAGTTGTTTTTTGGGTTTCCATCTTTGTGGTGAACGTCTTTCCCGTCACCTTTCTTAACTCGTTTTAGCATAGTCATAATGCGGCGGGCACGATTTCTACCTGCCCGCCTTTTTTTCTGGTCCGGTTTGCTGTGGTATTCCCGGTATTCCTTTTTGTAGTCACGAGCCATCGAAACTCCTAATCCTCAAGAAGGGATCCTTCTACCTCTTTAACCTCAACAAGCTCATCAAGTTGTTCCGACAAAAGATTCATAGAGTCGACTTCTTGTACGTCATTCATTTCGACTACCTTCAGGTCTTCTCCTATTGCGTCTTGTCTTCCATCATGATCATACGCATTTGAGGTCGTGTCGTCCATCGATACGATGCCGCGTGCAAACGCATACCGAAGCCCGGTCTTGAGCGCCATCTCGATTGGCCACTGACTCCACGGCGACTGGTTCTTGTTTCGCTTGTATGAGTCCGAGTTTGCTCGACGTTTCTCGATGTCAGCCTTGCGAATCACAACGAAGTCTTTGGTCCCATCTTTGTAATGGGCGACGACATAGACTGCCGTAAGCGTGTCCCATGACTGCTCTGCTTTCAGGTCTGGTATGTGTTCCAGCTTCGGCTCGGTCCCTTCGATTACATGAAACGTATCGGTCTCAAACACAGCTTTGGTCCGAAGCCGAACTCCGCTTCTGGCCGCAAGTTTAGAGAACCCACGGTGCGACACTTGCCACTGCAAGTTTTTGCCTCGTGGCAACAAGTAAACATCTGGAAGAGGCCCGCCTGGCATAAGCCCGGTCATTGCAGACAGTGCTACTGCTTGTGCTACTGACACGGGATCGCAGCCATACAGACGATCATTTGTCTGTGCGGCTTGGCGAAATGCAAGAGCTACGCGACCCGCAGCCTTTGCCCCCTCTTCTGTGCCAGCCATGGCTTGGAGAAAGTCGGAAGCCTTAGACTCGACGACATTTCTAAACTGGTGTGCTGGATGCATTGCGTTGCTCATTTTTGTTCTCCTGTGTAGTTAAACCTGAATGTTCGTGTTGGGTCGCCTTGAATCAAATACTTCTTAGCGAGTTCCGGGTGATCTGACTCGAATGAGGACCTGTTAAAACGAGTCCTTGGTTTGCCCTGAGACCACGTTGCGATGCCTGCGATGCCATATGCAGTACCGATTTGTTCTTTGATCTGGTTCTCCAGGTGCTTCTTTTCCTCGTCAAGTTGCGCGCACTGTCTTCTGATGTCCTTGAGTTTGCTTGCCAACTCAATGTGAGCTTCAGATGGTTCGATGAATGTCTTGGATTCCTGCTCAAAGAGTTTCGCCAACGATTTGGAGCATGCAGTAGATCCGTCAACTTCTGGCGGCTTGCCCTGCTTGATGTGCTTTTCATACCAGTCCCTGACGTAGTCAATGATTCTGGATTCTACCGAATCGTCGCGATAAATGTTGAAGCTTCTGTACTCGTCAGAGATTGTCGCAAATGCCGCAAGGTCGCATCGTTCATCATTTGTAACAGCCATCTGCCAAACACATTGGGCAGCATAGTATGGCGGGACCGTGTTGCTTCCCGAAAAGCCCCACCTGTGGTCAAACTTCCGGGTTGACTTAATCTCAAGCAACCACTTTCCTTCTCCAGAGTTGACGAAGAAGTCTGGCCTGGCGTGCATCCATGGCTCTGGTCCGATGATTGGATCGGCCTCGTACTCTGGACCCTTTCGTATCTTCACATTGTTTAGATGGGCATAGTGGGCTCCAATCGCTGGCTCAAGAATGTGCCCCCGTTCTGTTGCTGCCGATGATGAGCTTTCTGTAAGCCCATGCATTCTTGCCCAGACATCCCATGGGCTGCTCCAAGGGGAC